GTCATGTCCAACTCCTCTTCAGCACCCTGTGAAACTTGCCGTCCAGCCGGTATTCAATGCTGGTGGGCGGCTTGCTGTTGCTCATCTGCACGGCCAGGTACTCCAGCCCTTCGCTGCCTTCCATGTGCGCGGCATCGGCCAGGTGTGCCCCGGACGAGTTGGCCATCGTCATCAGTTGGCGCATGGCCTTCTGCCCGGCGTAGCCATCGTGCAGCACCGGCAGGTACTCGGTGATCGGCTTGTCGGACAGGCTGCCGTAGTAGGTGCAGGACAGCATCTCCTTGCCTGACGCGCGGCTGACATGCCTGCGCCAGTTCCAGGATGAGACCTCCAGGTCTTTGCCTTCCAGGCCCATGATGTCGTCGTCGCGCAGTTCCAGCTTCTTGCGCTCCGGCTCTGGGAATTGGTGGCCACAGGCCGGGCAGATTGACACGGCGATGGCGCACAACTCGCCACAGTTGTCGCAGACCTTGACCGGCGCTTCACCGTTGACGTCGCCTGCCTTCTTGGGCGGCTGTACAGCCGTGATTGGCCCATGCGTGGCCACCACACCAGCGAAGTCCAGCACCATGCAGTGATCGGTGTGGCTCTTGGGGCGAAGGCCACGCCCAGCTTGTTGCAGGTATAGACCAGGAGACATGGTTGGTCTGGCCATCACAAGCAGATCGATGTCGGGGTGATCAAACCCTACATTCAGGCACCCAACCTGCGTAATGGCGGTGATCTTTCCTGACTTGAAATCAGCAATTGCTTGTTCTCGTTCTTTCTTTGCCATGTTGCCAGTCACAGAGACAGCGGATATTCCTCGGCTTAAAAGAATGTCACGAAGATTCTCTGAATGGCGAACGCCAGTTGCAAAGAACATCCAACTCTTTCTGCCTTCAGATCGTTTGATGACCTCATCAATCATGGCCTCGTTGTTGTCCGAAGTGTCGACTGCCGCTTGCAACTCAGATTCAACAAAGTCACCTCCTCTTTTATGAACGCTGCTGGTGTCAAGTTTGAACCCAGTCTGCTTGCTGCGTAGCGTCGCAAGGTGTCCTTTGAAGATGAGTTCTTCAATGCTGACTGGTTCAATAAGCGCATCAAAAATGGCTGGCTTGTCTGTGATCATTCCGTGCCCAAGACGGAATGGGCTTGCCGTAAAACCGATCACTCGCATCGATGGATTGATGGCCATCAAGTCGTTGATGATCTTGCGGTAGCTGCCTTCGTCTTTGTGTGAAATGTCGTGCGCTTCATCGACCAGTAAAAGGTCGCAATGTCCAATCTTCTTTGTGACACGAACAATTGAAAGAGGCCCACCGATGGTGATTGGCTCGCCAAGCTGCTTTTTTCCTGCGCTTGCCGAGTAAATGCCCATTGGCGCACCAGGCCAGATCGTCCGAAGTTTCTCTGCATTTTGGTTGATCAGCTCAATGCTGCGAGTAAGCATCACGATCTGGGTCTCTGGCCATTCGGTGATTGCTTGCTTGCACAGTTCAGCAATTACAATGCTTTTGCCGCTGCCGGTCGGCAACACAATGCAAGGGTGGCCCGTGTTCTTTTCAAGCCAGTCGTAAAGCATCGACAAGGTGCGAGATTGATAGTCGCGGAGTTGCATCAGTAACTTTCTCCGCGTTTGATTCTGCTGATCGTCGCCTCCTGATTTTCGCATTGGTGGTGCGCTTCCAGAAACGCATCGACGATGGCCGTCATGATGCTCACGGGCACTGGCATGTGAATGTGGTACCGCTGGCCACAGTGCGTGCAGACGCAGTCGTTGGTGCTTTTCTCCAGCACTACATGGTCTGCGTCGTACTGACGCTCTTCGTCCCGAGCCAGCCTCTCGCGCATCGCATTGATCACACAGTCTATCAGGCGCTCGGCTTCGTGCCGACTGCTCATGCTGTTCACGCTGCACAAGCGTGATCCGCACAGATCGTCCAGCCACTGTCGCATCAGTTCGCGGTCGGTGTTCATCCCACAATCCTCCCACCGAACTCTTGGCGCAGTTCCTCGACGTACTCGTCACCAAGGCTGCACATCTTGGGGTTGGCCAGAATCTCGCGGCTGGTGTAGACGTGCGCGTCGCCTTCACCGTTGGCCACGTCGCGGCCTTCGATGACGTAGACGGCCGTCCAGTCGTCCAGGCCGTCCTTGCGCTGCCAAAATACAAGGTCTGGGTGTAAAACATGGCTGTCGCATCCCTGGCGCTGGAAGTCGACCGGAATGCCGTCAGCGTCGTGGCGCTCGCAGCGCCAGGTGCTGTCGTCCTTGGCCGTGCTGTGCGCGCAGGTGCGGCAGTTCACATGCTTGGTGGTCTTGGTCTCGTGGCAAAACTCGTGCGCGTCGCAGAACTTGCACTGGTACCAGGATGGGTCCGTGCTGATTGGCTCTGGCATGCGGTCTGACAGCGCCAGCCTGCGGCCTCGCTCGATGTACCTCTCGGCCACATCCTGCTCATACCTCACGCGCTCGGTGTAGATGCGGTCGTCGTCCTTGCAGACGGCCACGTACAAGGCCCGGTCAATCTGCAGGCCGTGCATGTAAAGCTGCATCTGCACGAAGTGTTCGGGCTTGGCGCTGTCCACAGCACCGGCCTTCACCAGGGCGTCAAAGGACTTCTTGCTGTGCGTCTTGAACTCTGCCACGTGGCGCTTCTTGGGCGCTTCAGGCACGCCAGACTCAATGACGGCGTCGATGCTGCCGGACACATGCGCACCGAAGTCCACGCGCGCCTGCTGCTTGCCTGCGCAACGCACATCGAGGCCGATGGCGCGCAGGTCCGACACAATGGTGGCCTCCTCCATCTGGCCACGCCTGAACAGGCGCAGGATGCGGCCAGGGAACTTTGGCTGCACGGCCCACCGAAAGGACAGCCACAGCCAGCGGTCGCAAGGGTGGCCAAGCTGACTGCAACCCATGTGCGGCCTGGGCGGCTCGGCCAGCGACTCGTGATGCTTGTCGATCTTGGCCTGGATGCTATGCTCTGAATCGGGTATCTTCATCAGGTATCTCCTTTGATCAGTTCCGACCAGCGCCTGCTCACGCAGGGCTGGTCTTTTTTTCGCTTCTTATTTGCCTTTGGCCCAGGGAGGGGCAGCCTTTGTGGATGCCTGCGCTGCTGGTGTCGAGGCGGCAGGTGAGGCTGCAGGTGCTGCGAAGCTCGGCGCGCTGCCGGTGATCGCCTTGAAGCCCTTGACCTCGTTTTGCGCAGCATACTGCTCGGTTGCGGCGCGTACATCAAGTTTGATCGACAGGCTTCCACCGATCAGTTGGTCGGTGTCCGTGACCTTGGCCAGGCCGATGGCGCGCATGATCTCGCCAAGCTGCTGGCGTCCGATCTCTTCGGCCTTGGCGCTGGCGTTCTTGATGTTGAGGTTGCCGAACACCACGCGGCCCTGGTGGGAAGGCCCGGTGATGTCGTAGCGGACCTTGATGTACTGGCCTGAGCCGTCCTTGGTGGGCTTGAGTTCGGCTGCTGTGATGTTGGCGTTGTACCAGCCAGCAGGCAGCGGATCATAGTTGCCACCGTTGCCCTGGGGCAGTTCGTTTGCGTCAAAGGTTTGTCCGAGAAACGCCATGTTTATTTCTCCTTGCGAGTGATGGTGAATGAGGGGCGGCCAGGCTTGGCCGTGATTGCTGCGGCAAGTGGCTTGGTGATGGCCTCGTCCGTTGCCTTCCAGACGGCCATGTTGATCTCCGGCTTCCACCGGAAGAGGCTGGCCAGGTGCTCGGTCAGGCCGAACTCGGCGGCCAGTTCCTGCACCTTGTCGCCATCGACCTTGCGGTCAATGCGGCCGACGATCTTGATCGTGAACTGGTCCGGATCAACCGTCTCGGTGCCTTCGCTGTTCTCGGCAAATCCCACCAGGCTCTTGATGCGGTCCTCGATCTTGCGGCGGTCCTCGGTGGCCTCCTTCTCGGCCTCCTTGGCAGCCAGCCACAGGCTGGACAACTCGTTGAGGTTGTCGGTCAGTTTGTCGGGTAGGGCCATGATCACTTGCCTCCCTGCATCTTGGCGATGATTGCGCCCAGGTCCGGCGCTTCCCATGCCTCCAGCTTCCCGCTGCGGTCCTTGGCCAGCCAAAGGCCGTCGCTGTCACACATCAGGGCGCGCTGGGTGACGCCTTCGCCATCCTTCTCGACCCGCAGCGCCAGCACCTCATCAAAGAAGTAGGGCAGCGCCTGGCCAGTCTTGTTGCCAGGCATCGATGGCGCGTACAGCACCCGGCCCATCTCGTCCTGCGTCTTCTCCAGCTTGGCGCTCATGTAGACGTGGCGGCCGGGCAGGTCGCGGAAGGTTCGGATGATGTCTGCCATCTGCTCCTGCATCGCACCGTAGGCTTGGCGCGGGTCTTTGGTCGCTTTCTTCTCGGCGTTGAGCACCACCTCGGCGATCTCGCTGATCGAGTCCAGCGCCACCGACTGGTAGCCCTTTGCCTCGTCTGCGCTGGTCAGCCAGGTGTATGCCTCCTTGAGCGTGTCCATGTCGCTGATCTCGATGTAGGGCAGGTCTGCGTCCTGGATGGACAGCAGGCCACCTTCGGCCGAGAGGACGATGGGGTTGGGCAGCGTCTTGACCAGGCTGGTTTTGCCAGCGCCAGCCTGCCCGTACACGAGCACCTTCACACCGTTGGCAGCCAGGCTGCCGGTCGTTTTTACGTTGATTGCCATCAGGCATCTCCTTCAGGGTTGCTGCGCCTTCGGCCAATTCCGTTTACGCAGTGGTTGCAACTGTACCGGCTTTTCTGGTACAGTGCAAGCACTCCCGCAAAAATTTTTACAGAGGTGCAACTTATGATGACTGTCGAGCAGATCAAGAAAAGGCTTGAGGACGCCAATCTCAAGCGGGTGGCCGAGAACGCAGGCGTGCATCCGGCCACGGTCTACAGGTTCATGCAGGAGGATTCCAAGCCCCTGTACGAGACGGTCAAGGCGCTGTCGGATTACCTGACACGCCAGTAGGCCACACACAATGGCTGACCTGTCTAAAGTCCTCGGTGGTGCGTGGGCACCACCACCAGAAAACCGCATCGCTCCACCGGAGGAGCAACTGATCGACGCCATCCGGGCAGCAGGCCTTGAACCACCAGACCACGTGGTGCTTGACGGCAAGCTGCACAGGTTTCGATCTGGCACCAAGGGCAGCGCCAAGGCAGGCGACAAGTCTGGCTGGTACGTGGTGTTCGGCGATGGCATACCGGCTGGCAGATTCGGATGCTGGCGCATGGGGGTTGAATCGCCTTGGCGTGCAGACGTCGGCAGGCAGTTCTCACCGGCCGAGGAAATGGCCCACGTGCGGCGCATGGCAGAGGCCAAGGCACTGCGCGACGCGGCACTGGAGAAGCAGCACGAGGTGGCCGAGAGCACGGTGGCGGCGATCTGGAGTCAGGCATCAGCGGCCAGCGCAGACCATCCATACCTCAAGCGAAAAGGCGTCCAGCCTCACGGCGCACGCATCACAGGCGACGGCCGCTTAATGCTCCCACTCTTTGGCCAGGGCGGCACCTTGTGCTCGCTGCAGTACATTGCCAACGATGGCGGCAAGCTGTACCACCCAGGTGGCGAGGCTGGTGGGAAGTTTTGGATGGTAGGCTCACTGGATGAGCCTGGCGTGCTTTATGTGGCCGAAGGGTTCGCAACAGCGGCCACGATCCACGAGACGACCAACAGGCCGGTGATCGTGGCCTACAGCGCCAGCAACCTGGTGCCGGTCACCGGCAGCCTGCGCGAGATGTACGGCAGCATCCAGGACATCGTGATCGTCGCAGACCACGACAAGCACGGCGTTAGCCAGAAGTATGCTGACCAGGCCAGCGCCAAGTACGGCGTGCGCGTGGTCATCCCTCCAATCGAAGGCATGGATGCCAACGATTATGCCCAGGCAGGTCACGACCTGTCAGCCCTGCTGGTGCAGTCCACCGGCCATGACGTGATCGACAAGCTGCAGGTGGTCTTCGGCGACCAGCTCGGCAGCAATTACGAGGCACCAGACGAACTGGTCGAAGGCTTGATGACCATCGGAAGCTCGGTGGTGGTCTACGGCGACAGCAACTCAGGCAAGACCTTCTGGGCGCTGTCGGTGGCCACAGCGATCGCCACCGGATCAGGCTGCTACGGCCGCAAGACCGATCCAGGCTTGGTGGTCTACCTGGCCAGCGAAGCCCCGGCCAGCATCCGGTCCCGTATGCAGGCCATCAAGAAGTTCTACGGCTGCAACCTGGAGAACTTGGCGATGGTGCCGGTCCCGATGAACTTCTACTCCGGCGCGCAGGATGCCCACGACGTGATCGAGATGGTCAGGGCCATCGAGCAGATCAAAGGCAAGCCGGTGCGCCTGATCATTGGCGACACGCTGGCCAGGATGAGCGCAGGCGCGAACGAAAACAGCGGCGAGGACATGGGGCCAGTCATGGCCAGATTCGACCAGGTGGCCACGGCCACAGGCGCTGCTATGATGATCATCCACCACAACGGCAAGGACGCAGCCAAAGGCGCGCGCGGCTGGTCCGGCATCCGGGCGCACATCGACACCGAGATCGAGGTCAGCGAGAAGGACGGTGTCCGGTCGGTGACAGTCACCAAGCAGCGCGAGCTGCCAAGCAAAGGTGAGACGATCTACTTCAAGCTGGAGGTGATCGAGATGGGCACGACCAAGTTCGGAGGCGTGGCCACCACTTGCGTGGCCGTGCCAGACCAAGATGCAGCCACCACAAAACCACACAAAAAACCTACAAAGCATGACGAGAACATGCGCAGGCTGGAGCGTGCTTGGTGGGCATCAGGTGCTGAAGAGCGTGAGGGTTTACCCTACGTCAGTCGGTCGGCGCTGCGTGAGCTGCTGGTCAAGGATGGTGACTCAGAGCGTACGGCAAAGAACAAAACCGAGGCATCCAGATCGGGTTCGATCATCGAACAGATGCTCAACGCAGGCACGCTGGAGACGTTCGAGCACGGCTGGATTTTCATCAACCAAGCACAGGCGAGCGCAATGCTGATGCAGAAAAATGCGAAAAATGATCGCCCCTAAATGCCCCTAAGTGCCCCTGGGGCGGTCAGGGGCGATAGGGGCAAAAGCCCGGAAAAACGCCCCTAAACGCCCCTAAACCGTATACGGTAGGGGCAATAGGGGCACCGGGATGCGGAAAGTCAGGGACAAAGTTATCCACATAAAAGTTAGGAAGCACTCACATGATTGAAACGAGACAGAAGTTTTTTCACACCATCGGAAATGATGGTCAGATCGAAAAACAGGGCGTGGTTTTGAGCCGCAGCCCAAGCCGAGTGACGGTTGAGTTTTTCTCTTGGCTGACCGGCCTGCCAAACGGTCGCCAGACTTTTGACCAGGCCGACACCAGCTCCTGGCGCTTCTACGATTCCCAGGTAGCATGGCAGCATGCTGGGGACAAGGTGTTCGCATGAGCACAGCAAACGACACCCAGGTCGGCGGCCAGCACTACAAGACCAAGACCATCCAGCCCTGGGACTTCATTGCGGCCAACGGCCTCGGGTACTTCGAGGGCAACATCGTCAAGTACGTGACACGGCACCGAGAAAAAGGCGGCCTGGACGACCTGCGCAAGGCCAGGCACTACTTGGACAAGCTCATCGAACTGGAGGAGAATGCAGCATGACCACAAAATCCCACAACCCACCCCGCAGGCTCTCGGGCTGGAAACTCCAGCTGCTGCGTCGGCACCTGGCCATGCAAAACCCCCTCTGCGTCCAATGCGACGCCCAGGGCATCGTCAGGGTCGGTGAGGAACTCGATCACATCATCCCCCTGCACAAAGGCGGCAGTGACGCTCCTGAGAACCTCCAATGG